ACTACATACTCTGCAGTATTTAATCTGGCTGGATCAGTTCAATTATTCCATAATGGAGCTAATAAATTAGAAACTATATCGACGGGTGCTACTGTTACTGGTGATTCATATGTTAGCGGTACTTTAACTGCTGGATTAATTGATGGAGGATCGTATTAATGGCAAAACCAACCACTAAACAAGAACTGATAGATTTTTGTTTAAGAAAATTAGGAGCTCCTGTTTTGGAGATTAATGTTGCAGAAGAGCAGATTGACGATCTGGTAGATGATGCTATTCAATTATTCCACGAACGTCACTTCGATGGTACTACCCAAGCATTTTTAAAGTATAAAATAACTCAAGAGGATATAGACAGAGGTACTGTTGAATATCCACATGAAGGAGGCAAAGTTGGTATTGCTACTACTTCTGTAACAGATAATATTCCTGGTCAAGGGAATGTAACTTTTAATTGGTATGAGAATGGCAATTATATAAAGGTTCCACCCTCAGTTATGGGTGTATCAAAGATTTTTAAATTTGAAGGTGGTGGTGGACTTTCCGCTGGAATGTTTAGTATTAAATATCAGTTATTCTTAAATGACATTTATTATTTGGGATCAACTGAATTACTAACATATTCAATGACCAAGAGTTATCTTGAAGATTTGGATTGGTTATTATCAACTCAAAAACAAATAAGATATAACCAGAGAGAAGATAGACTTTATGTTGATATTGATTGGAGAACACAGGTTCCAGGTAACTATCTAATTTTAGATTGTTATAGGGCACTTGATCCTGCTACTTCTGATCAGATTTGGAATGATAGATTTTTAAAACCTTATTTAACTGCTCTTATTAAGAAGCAATGGGGTATTAACTTAAGTAAGTTCCAAGGAGTTAAATTACCAGGTGGTATTGAGATGAATGGAAGGCAAATACAAGATGATGGGCAGAAAGAAATAGATGCTATTCTTGAAAAGATGTCTTCTACTCACGAATTGCCACCATTAGATATGATAGGTTAAGATCATGGCACTTAACCCATTTTTCCTACACGGATCTAAAGGAGAACAGAATCTTGTTCAGGACTTAGTGAATGAACAATTGAAGATGTTTGGTATAGAAGTTTATTACATACCAAGAATTTTTGGTAATGAAAAATCTGTTATGGAAGAAGTTTCTAGATCAAACTTCGCAAATGCTATTCCTATAGAGGGATATGTTGAGACTTTTGATGGATACTCTGGAGCAGGAACACTTTTATCTAAGTTTGGTGTTCAAGAGTTAGATGATTTGACATTGATTATATCTAAAGAGAGATATGAGGAAGAGATACAAAAACGTATAGAACCATTAAAGGGTGTCAAGTTAGCATCTAGACCAAAAGAAGGAGATTTAATATACTTCCCATTAGGTGATAGATTGTTTGAAATTAAGTATGTTGAGCATGAAAAACCATTCTATCAATTACAGAAGAATTATGTGTATGAATTGAGATGTGAACTATTCATATACAACGATGAAGAGGTAGATACTGGAATAGACTTTATTGATGATAATGTGGAAGAAGAGGGTTATATTCAGTCCTTTACACTTGCTGGAATAGCATCACAAGCAACTGCAGTAACAACTCTAGTTGATGGTGGTGTTCGTAATATTATGGTATCTAGAAGAGGTTCTGGATATATGCAACCACCTCAAGTTGCATTTTCGTCTGCTCCTACAGGAGGACAAACAGCAGTTGGTATTGCATCAATGATTACTGGTCTTATAGATTTCTGTGAACCAGATCCAGATAAATCTAGAGTTCAAGCAGTTAACCTAACAAATCCAGGTTCTGGGTATACTGTTGCACCTAGAGTTGGTTTTATGACTGATACTGGAGGTGGTGCATATGGTGTGGCAAATATTGCTGATGGTGTTTGTGGTATTATTACTATCACTAATGGTGGTGGTGGATATATTGGAATACCAACGGTAGCATTTGCACCTGATGGATATAGTGGTATCGGTAGTACAACTATACCAGCAGTAGTGCATGCTGTTGTATCTGCTGCAGGTTCAGTTACTGAACTTGTTTACGAATCTTGTGGTGGATGGTACACTGGTACACCAGAGATATTAATTGCACCACCAGTACAAACTGGAGGAACTGGTACATTTAATAGAGGAGAAGATATAGTTGGTACTGCAAGTAGTGCAACTGCAAACGTTAAAACTTGGAATGCTGTAACTAGAGAGTTAAAAGTAGGTCAAATTGTTGGAACCTTTGTAAAAGGCGAATACATTGTCGGACAAGAGACTGGAACAAAGTTTGCTATAAGTGATCTAAATAGTGACGATAATCCAGATTCTGGATTTGCCCAGAACACTACAATAGAGTCTGAAGCAGATAATATTTTAGACTTTAGTGAAAGTAACCCATTTGGAAATGTATAATTATGTTTGATCATTTTTACCATCAAATTTTTAGAAAGACTGTAATCGCATTTGGAACTTTGTTCAATGGAATCACTATCCATAGGGATGGTGCTTCTGATGACCCATCTGCTATTATTAAAGTTCCATTGGCATATGGACCAACTCAAAAGTTTTTAGCAAGAATAGAGCAACAACCAGATCTGAATAAACCAGTATCTATGAGTTTGCCTAGGATGTCATTTGAGTTTACTGGTATTGAATATGATACTAGTAGAAAATTAGGTGCGACTCAAACATTTACTACATCAATCAAAACTGATAAAAAGGATGTTCGTAGAATTTATATGCCAGTTCCTTATAACATGGCATTTGAGTTAAACATAATGACTCTTTTAAATGATGACGCTTTACAGATTGTAGAACAAATACTTCCATATTTCCAACCAAATTATACAGTTACTATTGACTTAGTAGAGAGTATTGGAGAAAAAAAAGATATACCAATTACTTTAGAGAATGTAAGTTTTGAAGATAATTATGAAGGAGATTATACATCAAGAAGAGTTTTACTGTATACATTAAACTTTACTGCTAAAACATACCTGTTCGGACCAGTTCCAGTTGCACCAAAAGATCTTATCAAGAAGGTTACTGTTGGTATTACACCTGGAGAAAGAAGTTCAGCATATGGTTCTGGTCGTCAGATTGCGTATGCTACACCAGTTGCTACGAAGAATTACACTGGAAATGTTATTGCAAATCTAGCAGAAGATGTTCTTGCAGGTGCTACTGTTATACCAGTAGATGATCCTGCAGGATTAGCAGCAAATACCTTTATTGATATTAATAATGAGACGATGTATATTGAATCTATTACAGGTAATAGGTTGACTGTAAAACGTGCTTCTTATAATACAACTGCCATTGAACATGTTCGTGGTAGTGATGTTAAGGGAATAACGTCTGCTGATAATGATTTAATAGAAGCAGGTGATGATTTTGGATTTGATGGAAACTAATCATGAAAGACAAATTTGAAGATCTAAATGATACTTTTGATATTACACCAGTAGAGTCTGAAGTAGTAAAAAAAGAACCTAAGAAACCTGATAATGTCTCTAAGTCAAAAGAGATTGATATTGATAAAGATTATGAGTATACTCGTGGTAATCTTTACAGTATTATAGAGAAGGGCCAAGAAGCACTTGATAGTGCGTTAGAGATTGCTGTGGATCAAGGACAAGCAAGAGCATTTGAAGTTGTTGGGCAACTTATTAAGTCTGTTGCAGATACAACAGATAAATTAATGGATCTCCAGAAGAAGATTAAAGAAGTAGAAGAAGACAATACAAAAGGACCAACTAACGTTACTAATGCAATGTTTTTTGGTTCTACAGCAGAACTATCAAAGTTATTAAAGAAAAATAGAACTGAGAAAGAAGATAAATAGAAAAAAACTGCGTTTGAAATGACGAGTAAGTCCAAAACTAAATTACCCCCCAATCCAGAGATTGAAGGATTAAGAATAGTGGACTTAATCATTACTGAGATTGAAGAGGCTCACATGAATAAAACATGTGGGAAGGGTGAATATTATTGTTATGAGAGTAAAAAATGCAAGAAAATTCCTAAAGGATCACATATGAATTCTAAAGGTCGTCTTGTACCAGATAATGATGATGGAGATGATCAAGAGGATGGTGGAGATCAAGCAATTGATCCAGGTGGAATGAGCACTGAGAACGTAGTACTTCATACCGCTGATGGTAAGAAGTTTGCTGAGATCATTGATCTCATCAGACCAGAAGATGTTATGCCTAAAATGAATGCTGCTGATCAATGGATTGGTGAAGAAGATTCTTATGCTCAGGCAAAAAAGGAACTCAAAGCAACTAAATCAGCAAGAGATCACAGACATAACACTATTCATAAGTCTACAAATACCAAAGGTAATGTAGATGTAAATGAAAATCTTGATGATAAAAGAAGAGCAAATGTTCAAAAACAAAAGCAACAGTCTTCCCAGACAGTTGCATCTGCTCAAAAGTCACAAGATTCTACTCGTCAAGTATTTGCTAAACGTGCCCAAGCAGTTGCAAAGGCAAAACAAAAAGCAAAAGAAAGAGCAAATTTATCTAAAGAGATAGATAGAAAGGTTGCTGCTGCTACTCAATCAGAAGAAGCAGTCTCTAAAAAACAGCAAAGGTTTATGGGTGCAGTTCTTCATGCGAAAAGAACTGGTGAAGCTTCTACACCAGAGGTTGCAAAAGCTGCTGGTAATATGAAGACTAAAGATGTAAAAGATTTTGCATCTACAAAGCACAAAGGTTTACCTGAGAAGAAAAAACAATCGGAGGAACTCCAAATGACAGTTGATGAAGCAGTAAGGCTACCATCAGAATTCGGCAATCTTATGATGGTTGGTGTGAGTTGGAGAGGTAAGATGTATAACATTAAGATGTTCTTCCCTCAAGCAACTAAACCAACAAGAAAGGATGTTCAAGATGAAGTAGTTAAGGTATATCCTGGTTGTAAAGTTCAATACTTTGATCAGTATGATCTTGCTAGTCAGGAAGCCCAGTGGGATAATGACAGTAATCCAATCATCAAGGTAACTAAAGAAGAATTAGAGATTGAAGAATCTAAATGTAAATGCGATTGTGGTAAAGTTCCATGTATAACATGTGGTGGAGATCATCATAAGAAGGAAGTAAAAGAAGCAAAGGCAAAGTATGACAACACTAAATCTCCTGATTATGAGAAGAAGAGAAAGGCTCTTGCTAAAAAGCATGGTGGAGAGGAGAACATAAAAGGTCATCCTCAGTATGAGAATCGCTTTGCATCACATACTGCTGGTATGTCTGATGCTCAAAAGGATGCTGCAAGTACTAAAGTAAGTAAAGGTTTTGCTTATAAAATGGGTAGAAGAGCAGATAAAGATGCTTTTAGTAGAAGGAAGAAAGAAGGCAAAAGAGGACAACCTCAACAGTACCGTAAGTCTGCTGATAACCCAGAATGGGAAGGTAGATTCCCATATGGTAAGTCTAATATCAGACAGGGTAAAGGATCTTTTAAAGGTTTGAAGAAGGAAGAACTTCTTAAGTCTTTAAAAGGTTTTATGGGTGAAGGTAGAATTGCTGATGCTATGAGAGCAAACCTCGAAAAGTTGAAAGCAAGTGAGGCTAAGTCTTCAAAAAATTTAGATAACTTCCTTAAAAAATCAAAGAAAGTTCGTGATGACGAGAAGAAAGCACAAGACAACTCTTAATAAATACAACTACGGGACTTAAAAAATCATGACAAGACTTATCGTAAAAGGACAACATATAGTTGTGCCAAATACTGTTGGTGCTGCTACTAGTTTTGATAATGCAACTTGTGTTCGTT